TCTCCGTCAAATTGACAGGCAATTCTTGCATTTTAGTTCTGTTAGAACACAGTCTTTCCTGTTGTCATTAGGGTTCTTACGAATTGTCCTACTAATAATCCCTTATATTAATTTAAGAAAAAATACAAGGGATTAAAATTATTTGCTATTTAACATTTCTCTTAAAGTATAAACTTGCTGTACCATTTTATCATGGTCAGGGTGTTGTTTATTCCAATAAGGTCCTTGACGATTATTAATGATTTCAGATATTTCTGACTCAATATCTCCTACATTACTTACGTTTTCGCTTTCTGTAGTAACCATTTTATCTTCAGACATCATATTAGC